CAGCGAGGGCTAGACCTGAAATAACCCCACACAGTTTTTGATACTCGTCAAAGCTGCGACACGAACCCCCTGCCATATCATCGGCATAATTGTTCATATCGGTACGTATTTTTTCACGCAATACGCGAGCGAAGTCTTGGATCATATGCGTCTATTCCTTCGGTTTAGACTGTTTATTCTTTGCTAGATCTCTTGAATGCGCGAGTACTCGCTCCGCACGACGAGCGATATTGTCATCCTGATGCCGTACTGTTTCTGCTTCTACTTTACCGCGCTCAATCTCAAGTTTGTCAGCCTGTCCAGCCGCAGTAAGCGCTAACTTACGCTCTTCCAGTTGCATACGTTGTAGAGCCTGTTGTGCTTCTAGCCGCGCTCTTTCCATAGCGATCTGCGCGTCAAGATCGACTTTCTTAGCTTTAAGTTGAACTTCTTGCATCTTGATCTGAAGTTCCTGTTGTTGCATCTGCACAATCGGATCTTGCTGAGCCTGCTGTGCTTGCATCTGCGCAGCCTGTTGCTGCGATGCAGTAAGAACCTGCTGAGCAGCCTGCGCCAGCATGGCGCTAAGCGGACGTTCGACTTCCGGCGGAATATTCGCATCCGAATCCGGCAGCGACATTCCAAGCTGCTGCTCAATTTTCTGGCGATACGCCATCGCTACGTGTTCAGCAATGTGATCTGCCATTGCGGCCTGCATTTGCGGGGCTTTTGGATTTTGTCCAATTAGCTGCATGACCATCGGATCTTGCATCATGCCCATATGCACTTTGATATGTGCATCGTGATCCTGATTGCGGAACGCCTTGACCGGCTCCATCTTAAGGACTGCCATATTCTCTGATACGGGGTCCATTGGCTTGAGGTCTTCAGGCAGCGGAACCAGCTTATCGGCGTTTTTAATCCCTAGAACATCCAGCATACCCCGGTGCAACTCCGGCAAGTTGTAGATATCCGGAGCCATCTGCGCCATCTGGATAACTGCCTGATATTGCACAACCCGCTGTGAAAGCGTTGCTGCATTCGGATCAGACACGGGAATAATGTCAACGTGACTGTAGTCGCTTTTCTTAGCGCGTGGGCCTTCTTCGCCATCCGGCTCGTAGCTGTATTCATCATCCGTGAAATCGCGAATGATAGCCGCAAGCAGATTCAACTCTTGTTTAAGTGAGAAATGAACCCGCGCCTGTACCGCCGACATCACCTTTAACTGCCGCTCTAACAGCGCCAGCGTAGTGCCTACCGGAGCCTGCGCACTCATATCGCTGACTTTCATGTCAGCGGTTGCGGCAAATCTACGGCCTTCCTCAACAATTGTATTGAGCAAGTTATAGAGCGTAGCGGACGGCTCTTTGTACGGCAATGGCAGGATATTGTCCCTAATCGTCCCAGAACTCACATCAACATCACGAAACTCACCCGGAGCAATCGGGGTATCGTCGCCTTTGATCCGCAGACCCCGGCTTTTCAGACCGCCGGATAGATTAGATAGCGTTCCTGCGTCAACCAACTGGCGCATCAAACTTGTGCCCGCCTTAGCAAACCCGCCAATCAGATGGAATAGTCCGAAGCCGTATGCGCCAAAGCCGGGGATGTACTGGTAATGCACAAAGTGCTGGCGCTTAAGCTTAAGATCGTCGTCTTCTTTCCAGTTACGACGAATTGCCAACACCGTCGAGGTGTTTTTTAAGAACGTAACAACATACGGCAGGGCAATCCCCGTCTCATCGTTGTCTTTATCAACGTCTTCAAAGCCCTTCAGATTCAAATCAACATGGCACTCGTAGACCGTGTACCGCTCATCGTTCAAGTCACTAAAACCTGTTTCTTCGTCTTTGGCTTTCTTAATATCGTCAGACATGCGCGATGGTTCGCCAATGTCCACATCCGCATAAAACCCTGCTTGCTGAAGCTTGATAATGTCGTTCTTAGTCTTGCGCATCACATGCGTGACGCGGTAGCAGGTCTGGATATCTGATGTGCCGTAAGGCAGCAAAATATCTTCTGCGGGTACAAAAACAGACACCTGCCGTTCCATCGACGGGTCATAATAGACTTTCTTGAACGCCGAACCCGTTGCAGGTAGTGACCACAGCATGCGCTCATGCTCTGGGCGAAACTCCGCCATATTCTCAGTTAGCTGGAAGTTCATATCCGCTTGAACTCGCGCAGCGGCTTCTTTCTTTTCCGTTGTTTCTTTACCGACAATCTTGGTACGCACTGGGCCTTGCGCCGGAAAAGTCTCGGTAATCGTCTCCGACTGGAACCGAACCACTGCTTCGGTAATCATCGGGTGAAACACCCCACACGCGCCATCCCACGGCTCCGTACGTTCTTCATACTGAAGTCCTAGCAGCTTCAGACCTTCCGTGTACGTGCGTTCCCAGTCTTTGCGGCTACTGCGATCATTATCAATATCCGCTTCAAGTTCTTCGGCAATAGACTGCAACTCACCGTCGTCAATGAATTCAGCCAGATTGGCATCAAAATCATCCGCAGTAAGCGGCTGCGGCTTAATCTCGATCTCCATCCCGTCAATACCAAGCGTCACAGAATCGGGATTCTCAATCTCGATCTCCATCGCAGGCATTCCTTCGGCGAGATCCTCAAGTCCCTGCGGAGCCGGATAAAGCGTCTTATCAATGTTCGTTGCCATCTGGGTGTTACCTTTTTAGCGTCGCACGGTTGGTTCGTGCGTTGTACCTGAATGCGGAAGCAGGGTATTTGGATTTACTAGCAGCCCGATCAATAGCCCGTTCTTCAGCCGTCATCTTATTACGAGCTTCCCCGGCAGGGGTAAGTTTCTTAGTCTTGGGGTCGTAATGCCCCCGATCTGTAAGAATGGCAAGGGCTTTATCCCGGTCACCTACCTGTGCAGTAAGCCGGTCAATCAACTGATTACGCCCCATAAACTCGCGGGTAGCCATCCGGGTGTTACCTTGTTAGTAGTAAGCCGCCCGACGCGGCTCTGTATACGAATTATCCTGCCTATCGGAGCTTAATGCCAAGAAGCCTCCGCGTCGATAGCGATTGAGCGCCATTGTGACGCAGTCAACAAAGTCATCGTGTTCCCCGTTGGGAAACTCCGCACACTCATTAATGACCTCGTAAGCCCAGCGTAAGTCTGGAGCCCAGACCACGCCATCAAACAACATAGGAGCCACGGCGTTGACCCGTGCCCGTTTGTCGTTTGACACGCCTACACGCCCACGGGACGGGCTGTATTCTTCAACCACCATATCCATTTGCCGCAATTCTTGAATAAGCGGTGCGCCTGCTGCTTTCTTTTCAATCAGCAAACACTCCGGTTCCCATTCTTTATAGTGCTCCAGCGCTTTTTCCTTAAGCTGGGGAAACTCCCAGCGCCCTTTGATTGCGTCGAGCAGGATGATTTCCTGCCGGTTTGTTTCTTCATTGAACCAGATGCCCCATGTCGTACACGCACTAAAGTCGTTATGGCTTTTCGTGTCGTGCGCCGTATCCCATGTCTGGATCACAAACTCATAAACTGGCGGAAGCTCATTTTCCCAGATCTTCCACCAGTCCCGTTTTAGCAACGCCCCCTCCTCGGAAGTGGGCTCCTGCATATACTGAGCCGCCCAAAACTGCGGCTGCATCCCTGCCTTTTTAGCCAGCAACTGATCGACCGGCCACTGCTCAGGCCACAAACTTTTACCCGACGGCAAGATTGCCGGGAACCGAATCTCATGCCACGGGACTGCTGTGGGGTTATCCTGCGCCCACGCCAGCGCCCGACCAATCGGATCTTTCTTGCCCCAGCGGGTGCCGATCATCACGATCCGCCCTCCGGGCATCAGACGCTGCAAGGGGCCGACCTGCATATAAGTCCACGCAGTCTCAAAGGCTGTATCCGGGTTCGCCAACACCGCCTGCTCCGACACAAGGTCATCGGCAATAAGTAAATGCGCACCATGACCCGCGACGTTTGCGCCAATCCCGATTGCCAGATACTTGCCTCCAGCCGTTGTCGTCCAGTTGTCCGAAGCAGACTTGTCCTTGGAGACCTGCGTATCTGGAAAGATCTCCTGATACTTGTCCGTATCAATCAGGTTGCGCACTTTACGGCCAAAGTCTGCGGACAGCGCTGCCGTGTGCGTCGCCATCATAATGTGATGATGCGGCAGATGCCCCAGATACCACGCAACAAACAGATACGCAATCGTCTCTGACTTGCCAAAGCGCGGTGGCATGCTGACAGTAATACGCGCTTCTTCCCCAGTACGCACCTTATGCAAAATAGGCTTTAAATACCTGTGATGCGGACCTTCTTTCCATTCTGGATATATGTGCGCACAAAATGCCAGAAAGTTTTCTCGGCACTCTTTTAGTTTCTTTTTATTATCTAGCGACTCAATTTCTTCTAATAATGCCAGCTTTTCTTCAACAGGAAGAGCAGACAAGTTATTTAATAACTTAGTAATATCTGCGTTAGTTAATTCTTCAAGCATCGCGCTGCTCAGCCACCTGCGTTACTTCTGAATCAATTGTGATTTCTCTTATATGCGCACCATCTTCCGGTGTAATAAAGCGAGACAGCCGCTCCCGCAGGCGTTTCTCGATTTCTTCTTCGCTGGCATCCTTCTTGGTGACTTCCACACGCTCAGTGAAAAGTGCGATCTCTGTTACGTTGCCTAGCATCTGCAGCGCTTTGAGCCGGACTTTAGCGTCGGGGTGCTTCGTTTCTTCAAGAATTTTTGCAACAGTGTACCCGCGTAATTCTTTTGCCTGACTGATAAACTCCCAGTCATAAGCGGTCAGCATTCCAACAAGATGCTGGACTGCAGCAGGCGTTTTTAATGCGGCAAGTGCCGTGATCTGTGCAGGGGTATCTACAGAGTAGTTAAGCGCCTCAAAGGCGTTTCTAGCGGCTTGTGTCTGCGTCCTCGTATCAATGTCTTCATCGGAAGGCACACCGAGTTCTTCCAGCCACTGCGCTGTATTTGTTTGTGCGTTAAGAACTTTCTGCGTATCCGCTTTTTTAAGCGGTACGAAGTCCTCAACGGTGCCCGGTTCGGGCGTAAAAGAGATTAGCTCATCGAACATTTTTGTATGCGGTTGTTCTGCCGTTACAACAAGTGTACACTTAGAACTGGCTAGCATGCAACATGGTAGCTTCTCCTCAAGGGTATTCCCTTTTAGCCCGCCAACAGGCGGGCTTTTTTACATGTGTTTTTAAAAAATTTTTATAATAGGGGTGGGGGGTATCAATACGGCCTTATATTATAAAAATAATATATTAAGGGAGTGGGGGGTATTTTACGGAGTTTTACAGAAATTGGGGGGATTTGTGTGAAACACTGTCTCCCTGCGCCCCCTTGCCTCACGCTGCTGCGGGGTGATGCCCCCACGGTGGGGTTAACTGAATCGAAAATCCCCTGAATTACCCGGCTATCCGCTCAAAATCGCTTGCCGATAATCAGCGAAAATACCCCATTTGCTAAGATGTAATCACTGAATCACGCCGATTCAGCAATTAACCCGGTGGGACACGATGTCCCACCACACTGGAGAGAATCATGAACAAAGAAAACAAACCCGCTACCATTCTCGACAATTCGATCACTGCAGGCCGTTGCGATGCCGAGCGCGAACGCGCAATGCTCGCACTACGCAAGCAATGCAAGGGGATGGAGCGAGACGCGATCAAGGCCGCGATCATGCCCGGATGGGCACAAGGCGCGCGCATCACGCTGACAGACTCGGGCAACTGGCCCAAGAATGCCGGAACGGCCAAGCGACGATTCAATCGGCTGATTGCCGACATCCTCGACGACGGTAGCGCGAAAACAACTAGCGAGCCGACCAAGGTTCGCATCAAGGCGTCAGAGCGTGAAGCAGCAGAAGCGTTGCTAGCTGCTTGCGGTGGCGATCTGAAACGTGCTCAGGCCGTTCTGCAAGCTGTCGCTTAACAGTTGACCGCGTTTTTCCGTGACACGGCTCCGTTCGTGGGGGGTGTCACGGGGTTTTTATCAACTGGGACATCATGTCCCACCACAGGAGAGCATCATGAACATCCTTACCGTTATCTCCGCCCTACTAGGCGGATCACTTGTCCTTTGGGTCTGGCTATCATCGTTAGCCCAGCTTCTGTTGAAGTAAATCAACTGGGACATCATGTCCCACCACAGGAGAGAACCATGCTCAAAGACGAACTGTACAAAATCAGACGGCTTCGCTTACTTAATCGCCTGTACGAGCGGCACAATACCGTGCGAGACATTCTCGACGCTCGCCTGCAAATGCATCGCGATATCACGGACAAGCAGGAGGACGGAAAAATCATGCTTGTAGAGTCCGGTCGCGACTGTGACGGAGTGCGCTACTGGGGGCGCACTCATGAGTGCGCTGCCGACTGGCGATCAGTTATCGCGCTAACAGACAGAATCGCGTATTGGGCAGACGGCCCCTTCCAACTAGCCATTGAAAGGCCATCTGCGCTCATCAAGAGCGGGAGCCGTGACCTTACGCTAGAAGCATTTGAAAACGGACACGCGCATTGCCTACTCGATTAACCAACTAGGTGGGACAGCGTGTCCCACCTGCACTATATCCCGGAAAAAGCTGCATTTTTTTGCTTGCCAGACTTTCAACAGCGTCTGGCAACCTACTGGCAAGGCGCAAAGCTAGTAGTGGCGGGGCTTTTCCCTACTACTACTACTACTAACCATATATATTTATATATATAAAAGCCTTTTGTTACTGCTGTGCACACT